GTTGTATTTGCTACTACAGCGTTAGAAATGTTACCGTCAGAGCTAGTAGTCACTGAAATAATCACATTCGAGATATTCCCGATTGGATTATTTAAAGTAATTCTACGAACAATAACGCTACCAGAACCAACGGTTGCATTAGCATTAGTTAAACCACCACCTAAAAACGGGAGTTTGATACCTGTTACGGTAGCATTACCCGTTGTATTAAAAGTAGCAGTTTGACTTACAGCAATACGACCATTCCCGAATGAATCAAGGTAATACTGTGATACTGAATCAGGATTAGCCATTTATCGCTCCTTAACTTAAGAAAGTGCCAGATACAGGAGAACCACCATTTACAGTCACTAATTGCACTGTAGCGTTAGTAGTTGCCAATAACTGCACGTTCACACCGTCAGAAATTACCATGCCACCTGAGTTAATCGGATACACATTTGACCATGTAGCCACATTAGAAGTGGAGTTGTAACTTGTAACAGTTTGAATGACCACATTGGTTGTGCCAACTACTAGATAAGTTCCAGCAGGTACGACATTTCCAAGGGTGGTTGCAGCGATATTTGAAGCGTTTTGAAAATACGAACTTGGCGTATTTGCATAAGTACCTGCTATGAGGATTTTATTTAAACCGAGTGCCATGACTAATTCTCCTTAGATTGAAATAGAGTTATAGCCAGATACTCTGGTCATTGACTTAGGCTTGGTGCTTACTAATTCAGCAATCATCAAGACAGCGCCAACATAACCAATCTGCCAGTTAGGTAGAGTGGACTCAAATCCAGTAAATACAAACGAACCTTGATCGTGAATATACAAGCTCAAGTAGTTTGAGTTAATGAAATATACAGTACCTTCTGGGCAGTACGGGTCTGGATAGATTGGAACACCAGCTACCATCAAAGCTCTAAATGCAGCTTGAGGACCGTTGCTATCACCATCAAAACCATGTCCTGGCGTAATTACATATTGCTCTTGACCAACATAATCTTGTGCCAAAAGTGTCCATGTACCAAATCCGCAAACGCCAAAAGTTGGAACTTCAGCGCCATTCTTAACAGTACCTGAAATGTACTGGAGAATGTTTTGACGAGTTGGGTTTACTGAGCCTGCGTTGTAAACCTTAGACTTCCACCATGTGTAGGTAGTACGGTTGATGTTACCGTAAGTAGTCATGTTTGTACCATCATCAATAGCGCCTGGCAAGCCAATGAACTGTTGAGTGTTGGTGTAGTTGTTGTACAAGGCAGTAGCCATTGCATCCATCATTACATTGGTCGCATCGTTCATACGAGCTTCGATCAATGGAATAATGGCGTAATCTTGCTGTACTGCACCTTCCATACCGAGAAACGGTACTGGAGCAATCATTAGCTTCAGATTAAATTCAGCATTGAAAGCACCCTGTTGTACTGAAGGCTGATTAAAAGAACCAGAATAATCAGACCACTGAGCGTTAACAAACTGCGCACCTTGTACTGGTACGGTTACTTGGGATACACCGCCTGAAGCCTGTTGACTATTTGCAATCAACGCAGCCATCAATGGTGTGCTGTTATAAAGCTGTACTACCAGCTTGGGGATAAACGCTCTACGAGTTACATAAGTAAGCTCATTGTATTGGCTTGATCCTGATGCTGGGACTATTCCGCCACCTATTGGCATAATAATTCTCCGTTAAAAGTAAATATCCCCATTTACTGCTGTTTAAATACCTATTGGTCTTGTGTTTTTACGCAAGTCCTTTAGTGCTTGTGCTGCTTCTTCCCTTGCGCCCATTTGTGGATTTTTCCAATACTTAGAAAGGTCAAACTTGTTTAAGGCGCTTGGCGTATAACCCATTGCTGAGTTAGGTGTTGGTTCTGCTGCTTGGCGCATCCAATCAAAATACTCTGCTGCTGTTTCGTGATTGGTCATGCCTTTATCAAGCATGAGCTTTTCAATTTGCTCTACTTCTTGTGTAGAGCGGTTTAATTTTGCTCTACGCTTTTCGAGTTCTTCTCTAGCATCACGCTCACGCAATTTAGCCTCTAAGCCCATAACCCGTTCTTCTGCTGCGGTGACTTTTCTATTGGTGTAATCTTCAATATCAAGTTCTGGAATGGATAATTCTGGCTTGACCTGCTTAGTCATGCGTAAAAATTCTTTACGAGTGCTTGGATTATCAGCCAATTGCTTAGCCAACATTGCCAATTCATCCCGTTGTTCTAAAGACATATCTTCTAAACTCATCTTCTATCCCCTTATTCGTTAGATGACTTTTTTGGTATCGCCTGGCTTAGACATAGACATCATGTTCTTGTAGCCAGCTTTAGGTGCAGATGATAAGCCACCAAACTCTGAATAGCGTGGAGTATTGATAACTTGACCATTTTTCTGATTGTTATCAGTAGGTCTGCGTGGCATTGATGAACCACGAGGTTTAAAGAGTTCCATAGTAATTCCTTACATTTGTGGAGTTGCGGAAGGCATACCGCCTGGCATACCTCCACTAGGAGGTGGAGGAGGTGGCATCCCACCGCCAGCACCAGGAGGTGGAGGTGGAGGCATACCGCCAGGGGACATACCTGGGATTTGTGGCGCTGCTTGCATTGCTTTTCCTTCAGCCGTTGCGCCACCAGCTTGAGGTAATGTTTGCAACATCTGCATAATCTCAGTAGGTTGCAATTCATTCGTTTTAGCCTTCTTAGCACCAATCAATCCAGTCAATGTGCGAATTGCACCCAATACTTTTTGACCTTCTGCTGATTCGCTACCGAAAGCTGGCAAGACTTGTTCTAACAGGTCCATTGCCATACTGATGTTAATTAGTCCTGCTTCACGATTACCCATCTTTGGTTCTGGGGTACTCATTGGTGAAGCCATTGGAGGAGCTGAAGTATCAGACATCCCCGTTACGCCTTCTGGGGCGGGTGGAATACCAGCAGGTGTTGCGCCATCCCGTTGGGATTTAATCATCTGCATTAACTGATCTGAGGGTACGCCCATAGCATTTTCCTATTAAGTTTCTCTGTATCGTAATCTTAATCTATTGAATGTCAAGTGGGGGGAATTATTTAGTTTCCCTCCCCCTCTAGGACTTATTCGGTCAACCCGAAGTAACTTCAGAAGGTTTTAGCCCTCATCCGATTACTTGCGTGCTTTACGACCTTTGCGTGCTTTGCGTGCCATGAGATTATCTCCTTGAGCATACGGTCACCTATTTTTAGGGTAAGGCAGCCACAACCCTTTCCTCGTGAAGGAAGAAACCTTATCTGCGTGACTTGCGTGCTTTTTTATGTGACTTGCGCATTTTAATCTCCAAGTTAAGCTATCCCCTAACTGAACGACCTAGATCCCTTGTTTTAGCAGATCTATCAAAACTTTTTACACCTTGTACACGATACTGCAAATTAGAAGGTTGTTCACCTCTTTTTAAGGATTCCGTAGTCACCCTTGGCTGATCTGCTTTTGGTTGTACATTCTTTGCCATTTAGCCTACCTCTGGTTCTTTTTTACCTTTAGGACTAGGAGGTGGTTGCTTCTGTTCCCCACCGCCTTCTTTTTCCTTCCGCTTCAACTTATCTTTCAACAATTGTTTCATTGGTGGTTCAAGTAAGTCAAGTAGTGATTCTTTATCAATAGCTTGCGCTTTAAACAAATTAAACGCAAGTGTTTTAAGATCTTCAGTAAATATTGGGCTGTTAGAGTGAGCATCTACTTTTACTACAAAATCCTTAGTAAATTGCTCGGCAATAAATGGTACTTCTTCTGTATCCCTAAAATGCGTGTCATCATAAGACTGCATGAGCTTGAGATACAGCGTTGCAACCTTTTCCAAGCTATCTTCAACAATCAAAGCCCGTTTTTTAGCTCTTGAAGAACCTAATCTGGCTAATTGACTTGCATGACCCTGACTTCTTACGCCTGATTCGCCTTTACCAGAAAGAACATTAGATATTCCTGATACTTCAGCAAACATATTGTCAATTTCATGGATCACCTCAAATAAATCAGGTGGCATATTTGGCGCAAGGCGATCTGCCTTTGCATTAGGCATATCTGAAGATAAAAGACCACCAGCACGGTTTAATGCAAAGTTCTTTTCATCCAAAATGCCTGTAAAGCCCGTCAACGCTGTTGGTGGGTTCACTTGTTTAGATAACAAGTCCAAAATCTCTGTCATGCGAGTATTGCGTAGCTCTTGAAGCAACAATAACTGCTGTACTTCAGATGCACCCCAGAAATAGTCATATAAAGGGTTAGGGCAGATTTGTACAAATGGACATTCCCCTTTAAGGAACACGGATGCGCCAGGTCTGTCATACACAATAATGTTTGGAGCTGCCATTGTGACTACCTGATAATCCTCAGTGTCATCATTCCACACCCATAGCTCAGTCATCTCAACGGTATCTTCAGCTACTCTAGCCTTGTAACGGTTCATGCCGTACAAGTCCATATTCACATTACCGTAGATGGTAGGGTTGGTTTGGCTCATCACAATACGGTTTACAGCTTCTGGAATGTCCGATTCCGATACTTTTGTACCTGTAGAAAGCCTTGAAACAATAGATTCACGCTTTGGATGGGAATACAGACGGGCGTAGAGTTCGCTTTTCGTAATGTAGTATGTTTGAACAATCGCCTCTTGCCTGTCTGTATAGGGTGTGTCCTCCCGCAATACACCAATAGCGGATGGCTCAATCATGTACGGATGTATTCCGTTCTTGTAAACGAGCTTAACAAAGGTGGTGTTGTACACCAACGCCCATGTTAAAGCTGTTGAAAACACCTGATCCGCATTAGAGTTAAGCCATTCGTCATTCAAGGCTTGGGTTAATGCAGGTGATTTATGATGTTCGTTAGTGTGAACAGATGCGCCTAGCGCAATAGAGAACCGTGTGGTTTCAGCAGAATACAAAAAGCTAGTGAGCTGATCTAGGTGTGGGTGAATCTTATTAAAGTAAGCGGGTGCTTCTTCAGGACCAGCTCCAAATAAATAATACGCTCGGAGTGTCGTGTAGTCACCCCTTCTTTCTTCCTTGGACACCATACACTTGTTGATGATGTCTAAGTAAAAATCCTCACGACTTTCTCCGCTAGGTATTTTCATTTTTTAATCTGTAAGTTTTGTGGATCTCTTAGTGTACCCCCAGGAAGCGTAACTGGTCCAGTTTTAATACCCGCTTGGCTTGGAGCAAAATTAGTAGGCTCTGCTTCTTTACCAAGTGATGGTCCAACTGGCTGAGAGAATCTTCCCGCTAGGATGGATTGCATATTCATTCCTTGCATACCGCCACCCCAGACCGCAGCATCTCCTGGTCTTGCTTCTCTTGGACCTTCTTGTGGCGCTTGTGGCGCTGTTGGTTTAATTCGATCTTTGTTAACACCTTTTTTACGGGTGGCGAACTTTTCGGCATCTGCGTATTCTTTTTCGGTGAACTTGTTTTTCTTGGNGAGGAAGNNTTCTTGNTGCTCGCCTTCNCNNGTGNTTTTNATGTCNGACATNCCAAATTCGATGGCAAGTTGTTTAGTGGACTTGTCTGTAAATCTGGTTTTTGCACTAACGAGG